GTACGAAGGTCACAGCCCGTTCGGTAATCAGGCTAATCTCTTTCGCAACACCATCCATCACGTCGGTATTGCGCTTGCGCACGTCCGCTCGGGGCATGCGCGAAAACAATGCGGCATGCAGAACGTTAGTGCTCGACCAGAACAGCGGAACCAGTTGTTGATTCTCAGTAAGCGCTTCATTCGCCAGTCTGCTGCGGTCGTAGTACGAACGCTCTGCCTCCTTGGCCTGCCGACGATAGACCTCGTGCGCCTTCTTCTCGGACTCCAGGCGCTTGAGCCACTTGTCACGCTCGGCAGAGGGTTCTTTCTCGCTCACCAGCCATCCCCTTGCGATTGAATCGGACTCATCATTTCGTTGATCGTCGGGAGCCGGGTTAGGTCAACAGGCTGGGCAGGCTTGGACACTGTGGGATTCCAAGTCTTGTGGATGTAGCGGGCGAACAGGCTGCAAGCGTCCACGGCGTCATCGATGCGCCCGTCCTCGCCTGTGAAGTTGCATAGCTGGTTGATGATGCGTTCAACCCACGTAAGGCGAGGGTCAGCAGGCCAGAACACCGCTCCGGCGCTCATCAGGCCCATCATGGAACTGGCGTGGGCGATCTTGTTGCCCTCATGCGGCAACCACTCGCACGCCACGTACTTTCCGCGCTCGCGCATTTCACGGCGCAGCATCGGCTCGATTGCCCTGCGAATCTGGCCCGTCTCACCAATGAACATGACCGGATTCCACCGCATGACCTTATCGACCAGGATGGAAACCCACACGTCGGACTGCTCTTGCCCTGCCCACCAGTCAAGGGCGTAGATAGCGCCAGCAGGGTCAACGCCCCACACCGCAAGCTCGGTGAAGTCTCCATCACCTTGCGTCACGGCGAAGTCGCCGGACATGTAGATGTTCAGGTCAGCAGGCAGGCGCTCGTAGCGGTGCATCCATTCGCGCTTGAACAAGAAGCCTGCGATGGATCGGCACTTGCCTTCCCATACGTGCTGGTACAAGTCCTCGTTCATCGAGCGCATTTTCTGCCGCTCGGTGTCCATCTCCTTGCCGAACCACGGGTTGTCGCGCCAGTTGATCTGCACAACCCATGCATCAGGGTCGTGGCCTACAACAAACCGCTCGAAAACGTAGTCATCCTCAAGTGTCGGATTGAACGTGGCCCATATCTCAGAGCCAGCCTTGCGGATGGTCGGGATCAGGATGTTCCATGAGTTCGCGCTTACGCTCTGCGCCTCCTCGACCCACACGATATCCACGCCTTCGTATGACTTGATGCTCTCCGCTGTGTGGTCCTGCAAGCCAGCAAAGGCGAACGAGGTTCCATTGACGGCCCGAATCTCCGACTTGAGCGCGTCGTAATAGTCGCCTAGCCCCAGCCTGCCGATGTAGTCCTTGATGACCTGCATGGAGGATTCGGCAAGCGACTTCTGGACCTCGCGCACGCACAGGATGCGCAGGGGCTTCTGTAGCCCCAACGCCAGCAACACCTGCGCCACTGTGTGCGATTTGCCCCCGCCTCTGCCCCCGTGCATGACCTTGAAGCGTCTCGGCTCCAGTAGCGGCAGCATCTTCTCAGGGATGCTTAACGCTATCGGGTCACTCACTCGGCTTGACGGGCTGGATGTTGAATACAGCCGGTGGCAGCTTCTCGCCATCCTTTCCGGTTAGCTCAGTCCGTGACAGCTTGGGGATATGGTACTCGATTACGTCCGACATGCACTGCCACGCCTTGAGCGGTCCTTCTGTGGAAGCTATCTGATCTAGCCATTCCTGCATGCGCTCAACATTGCCATCCACCAAACGAGCGATGGCCTCCCTGGCATTCTTCGTTGTCTTGTTCGGTCCCGGTGGTCTCCCAGCCGGGTTGCCGGACTTGCCTTTCGTGAATGTCGTGTTCATTGATGCTTACCTGTTAACAACAGGTTTACGGAACCAGCGTATCGCCGAACAGATACATGTCGAGCGTTGCTGCGGTGCCATGCACGACGGCCACGCGCGCGTAAACGCCGTACGTGCCTGCCGTTGCGTTCCATGCCGGGGTGAATACTGCTGTTGCGGCTGCGATGGTTTTGTCCGCGAACACGGCGGCGCTCGTGAGAGTCGTACTGACCGACGGTGTAACGATTGCCGTACCGCCTGCCGAGGCAGCGGTGTACAGGCCGACAGTCGATGCAGACGCTGCCAGCGTAGTGCTCGGATTCGTTACCGTTACATTTCGCAAAATGAATTTGCCGGTAGGCAGCGGGATGAAGGTGTCTCCTACCGTATTGAGATCGATCCGCAGGGCGATGCCAAGCGGTCCGCGTGAGCTGCCATTGATGGACATGATAGAACCTCTGGTTGTGGCCGGATGGCCGGTTAACGCGAGCCGCCGCGATTCGCAATCATTTGCTCACGCAGGGCCAGTGCTGATTGATCGTTAGGATTCTGTCGGAGCTGCTCGCGCAGTCGGTTGCGTAGTGCGCTCTGGCCTGCGAGGCTGTCCGCAATAGCGGTAGGGCCGGCCATGCTGTTGTGTGATCCCCCGCTGGAGCCTTGCATGCCGAGCGAAGCAAACGTATTGCCCCAATCGCTGGATCCGCTTGTGCCGGCAAACGCATCGCGTGCGCCGCCACCGCTGATTTGGTTCGGCGGAGGCGCGCTTCCTATCGGCTGCAACATTTGAGCGGGCGATGTATTTTGTCCGGCACCGCCATTGTCGCCGTTGCTATACGGGTTCGGGCTGGTAATGCCTGGCAGCCCGGATCCAGGGCTATTGCCCTGATAGTTGTTGAGGCCAAGCAGTGAGGCAAGCGCGGATTGCTGCGGCCCTTGCGGTGTTGGGTAGTTCCCGCGTTGCGGGCTGGTTATCCCCGACATGCCGCCGTAGCTGATTGGGTTCGCGCTCGTGTAGTCAGGCAGACCCAACATATCGCCGATCCCTCCGAACTGGCTGCCGCGCTCCTCTGGGGATCGGTGCACGTAGTCGTTGCGGTAGTTGCGGTTGTCGAAATACTTGTCCGCCAGGTTACTCAGCACGCCTCCGACAAACGGGACGGCGCGCAAACCATGCTGCACGACTTCCTGTCCGGGATGTCGCCGGAACTCGCCGACGCCTTGGCGGAAATTAGACCCGACACGCCGCGCGGCATTAACCGGGTTCAGCCGTGACAATGCTTGGCTGATCCACTCCGGAATATCAGCCATTACCGGATCACTCCCTTAGCCCGCAGATCACGCAGGCAGCCATTGACGGCGCTTGCGTTGACCGCTGCTGTCTCGTACAAGCCGAGCATGCGAATGGCCCACACGTCCATCTGTGACGGCTCAGGGACCATTGGCGGGACTGCCAGTGATGGGCTGTCGCACGGCACGGATGGCGGCGGTTGCAGCGTTGTAGGCCGCGTCAATCTCGGACTGCACGCTGGCAGGGCGATCAGCGACACACACAGCAGGGCTATCGCGATAGATGATCCGTACGCGCTCGGCTGCCTCATGTGACCTGACCTCGATGGTTGGGATCGATGCAAGATAGTCCAGCATGGTTGTCCGTGCGTCTGAGCTGGCCTGAGCCTGGGTGTCTACCTTGACCGCTGTTGCGTCCTTCTGCGCGGTCGCCGCCGCTACATTGCGGTCGTGCTCCCGGCTCACGCCTGCGCTGTAGGCGTACCAGTGCGAGCCGATCAGGGCGATCAGCAGGGCGATGGCGAGGTAGGCGCGGATCATGCGCCCCACTCATCATCATCAAGATCGGAATTTGTGTGCCGCTCGGATAGCCAGATCGCACCGACGACTGATAGACCGCACATCAGAGCGATGCCGCCGATGATAAGCATGGCGTCCATATCAGACTCCGTTGGCGAGATGCCAGATGATGCAGATGATCGCGACTGCGCTGTAGAACAGCAGGCAGGCCGTCAGTGTGTGGATGATTCCCGTTGCGGGGTCTAGGTCGGAACGCAGTTCTCCCATTCCTCGCCCCTCCTGTTCGCCAGACCTCGAAGGAATACGCCGTTTGAGTACGACCATATCAGCCTACCTCCGTCCGATTTCGCGAGGCGACGGCAACCTAATGCCCAATCTCCCGCCTGCCATGCCTTCATGGCTTGGCTTCCGCATGTATTCCGCACGCCGACGTTCCAGGCGTGGCTTGTTGCCATGTCGAACACCGATTGCAAAATCTTCTCAGTGCGGTCGAAACAGAAGATCAACTCCGATTGCACCGCCGCGATAGCAGCCCTTTCCTCGGCCTCGCATTTTTCCTTGCTCCAGACCTCGCCAACAATGATCGGGGTATCCGTGACCCAGTGCGTGATGCCCTTGCAGACCGTTGGGATTCCGTTTGCCAGCTTGTCGGCATAGACCGTGTATTGGCTCTCGCCTTCCCACTTGCCGAGAAACTGGTACAGGCCCGCAGTGCAAACAGTCAGGCCAGCGGCAGCAATTGCCGCAAGTCCCTTTGGGTTAATCCTCATTCGCGGTCGGAGTGTCGAGCGCGATCCGTGCTTCGACGGCTGATCGTGTCATCCAGCTTTTCCTCGATCCGTTCGAGCGTGGTGTAGACGCGTTGCTCAAAGCCGTTCAGTCGGTCGTGCAATCCGTTGCGGAGCGCGTCTTGCACGTTGATCCTGCCCTCAAGACGAATCAGCCACACCAGGCCGCCCAGCGCAGCTATGAAAACAGTGGCCCCCGCGCCGATAACTGCATCCATCATCGAGCCTTCATCCGCTCCGGCCCCCACTTCACCGGCTCGACCGCATAATCAGCGGGAGCGGGCTTGCGGGAACGGTACAGGCGCGCACTGGCACGGCTACGGAATATCCGCCCGTCTTTGCCTGCGCGGCTTACGAGCCACAGTGATTCCTTTTTTTCGGACATTGTGACCTCGTAGAATAGAAGCTCGGCGCATCGGTTTGGCGTAATTGCCGGGAGGGGAGTGCCGAGGCCGAGCTGTTGAAGCATTGGCG